GGAGTTGAAATAAACAGTATCTTTTTACCCTTAACTAATACGGTTGCACTTAATACCTCACTCCATAGTTGCTCTCTGCTAAATGCTATCTCATCCATTATAAGATAGTCAAATGTATTACCCCTTATATTATCAGGACGTTCACCAGAAAAGAATTGAATAGTAGAACCGAAACCTTTGATAGTTAAATCTGACCTATTGAATTGAAAGAATCCACTACGCTGGCAAACCTTTTCCATTTCATCAAATACCTTCTTTGATTGCTTATATATGGGAGTAACCCATGCAATACTACAACCTTTGTCGTTCATAGACCAATAAAGCAATTGATTAATACCTAGCATAGTTTTACCAAACTGCCTACCGATATTTAAAATATAATACTTATACGGCTCATGGTTTATACTATGATGTATTTCCTTTTGCTTATCGTGCGGTCTATATCCTTTAATTATCAAAGTCGAATCCTTCTACGGTTTTAGTTTCAATATGTTGTTTGTCGTGCATTCCTAAGCGGTTCTTAGCGTAGAATATACCTTTACCTTCATTGGCTACTATATCGGTTGCTAAGGCTTTGAAAGTACCCTCTATCTTTTTTATAGTGTAAGCTTTTAACTCATCTTCTGAATGAAGCCATTTATAATAAGTAACTCTAGATATACTATCCATGTTTAATAACGGTATCCAAATGTTAAGAAAATAGTCTATTGTAGGGATATGTCTATCTCTAACTTCTATAACTTTTCCGCTTCCAGAAACAACTTCTTTAGTATGCGCTAAACATTCAGAAATATAGTTATCTGCATGCTTGCCTAAATTGATTATAAACTCATCTGACTTAGCCATTGATTAATTTATTTAGTATTTCCCTTGTCGCGTTACGTGGTATTTTAATACCTTTATCTTTCAGTAATGCTTTCATTTCTTTAAAGCTCATTATTTCAAACTTACCACTTATTACTTCAGTATCTAAAACTATCGTTAATGGTGCAGTTTCGTGAAATCTTATAAAGTTATTAATTATGTTAACTGCATTAATCCAACAACCTGAACAATTTAAAGACAACGTCTTTTTTGTTATTGCTTGGTATATTGTTTGGATATGTATTTTCTCGTCAAAATCCCACTTGTTATTATTAGCGGTTATTTTGTTTCTTAATATATCTAAAGATATACGTCCTTGAATGTTTAGTTCCATAGTTTGTCTAGTATTGAAGCCACTACAAAAGTAGCTAGTGAATAAATTATGTTTTCTTGTGTGCAAATTACAACTATTATTGAAGTCCAAAAAGTAAAACATGGAAAGCAATCTAATACCTTAACAAATTTGAAAGGGTCTATACCTAGCAAAGATTTCGCTCTGCTAGATAATGACCATTCCCTTAGTAGTATTATAGCAATGAATAGTGATATTATTATAGTGTACATTAGTTTAAATAATAAGTGAATATCATTGACAAAGATACGTTTTTTTTCGTTATACAATGATAGTTAAAATGTAAAAGTAGTATTTTAGTTTCAAATATATCCATAATTTTTAAAAAAGTGTAGTTAAACGTGCGACTTGTCCGAACTCTTTATGAAATATAAACCCCTCAATTGCTAAAGGGGAGTGTTGGTAACCGCTTTTATGGTGCCAACTATCAGCAGGACTTGGTGAACGTAATGACTCTATTTGTACGCTCATAATATCCTTGCTGGTCTTGTGGTGAACGTGGTGAGTAAACCAGTATCTATGTCTACAATCGTGCCAATAATTTGAAGCTTCATGACACATCAATAGAGGTAAATCATTTTGTTTCGCTCCATCTCCATGAGTTGTTCCGATTAGATTTTTACCGTAGGTTGTATACTTACGGTGTGAAGGGGAACGATTAAATTCTATATTTTCATGCGTGTTATACCAACTGTACAAAGAATCCATTAGAAAGAAACCGCTCATCTCGTCATGATTAGAGACGTTATAAATTACTTCTAGGTCTGCAATTTGAACCAAAGTTTCTATAATGTCAATGTATAATTGTTTAGCCATTATGAACGCATCGAACCATTTTAAGTGTGTGTCTTGTTGTGTGCCTTTTGTCGTTTGGCTCTTAGCATTATCGGTGTTTAGAACATCGTTACCAACTATTAAAATAATCTTATCAATGTTGAAATATTTACTTTTCTTAAGTATTGAATAAACGCCTTCTTTAACTCTTTGAACTGCAATCTGTGAGTTGTATTCTTCCCCCGTTTCAAATGCAGAACAAAGTTTGTTTATGTGAATGTCGGCTGGATCTATAAGTAAACAGTGCGAGTCCTCGATGAGTTCCGAACGTTCAATTGTAATATGGTTAGGTTTAATATTCTCAACTGTGCTGATAAAATCTTGTTTAAACTCTTCGTAGTTAAAGGATTCGTTTTCGACCCCCTTTACATTGATTGAATAATGCTCCCCTTTATACCAGTAATGCTTTACTTTTTCTATATCTATACCTACGGCTTCACACTCCTGATTTATACCATTGTTTAACCTACGATTAATTAGTTTGCCTACGCTCCTCCTATGGTTATGGTCAAATTCAATTCCTTGCTCTTCACATATTGTTCTCGCTACATTTGTTTTCCCTATTCCAGAGTTAAACAGCTCCATTATTCGTTCTATGTTTTCAACCATACGCTAAAGGTAAACAAGTTTTTTAAATAGCTATATTAATGATAAGTTAAATTCTGATAAATATGATTGTATGCTATCTCTTAAGTCCTGTGCTAATTCTATTTCTTGCTCTGTAGCTTCTATATTCTTATATACCCCATGCTTAGTTATGCTTCTTAAGTCATTATCTAACTGATGCAGAATAACGCTGTACTTATAACCATTCAATGCCATATTAATATCGTCTTGCTCTTCTACTGAATCGAACTCAATTATTACTTTGCCCATCTTTTAAATCTTTAATTGTGTAAATACCTTGTCTATCGTTATTCATTGCTATCACTTTAATTTCGTCTGCTAAAAGTTCAGCTATTGGATTAGTAAAATTTATATTACCGTTCATTCTCCTTGCTATTGGTATAACTTCACCCGTGATAGGTATCTTTACTCCGAAGGTTGTACTCATCTTATTATGTCTTTAAATTGGTTTATAATTCCCTCGTTCCTATCACCCCAAAACATTTCGCACGTGAACTTATCTTCCACTATCTTAAATGGCGGCTCACAAAACCAGCTTTGTCGGTGTTCGCTTGCGTATGCTGTAAATCTGTAGCACTCTATTTTTTTAGGGCAGTTATTGCCGTTGCACATTGTTATGTCGCTCATCTTGTTTCTATTATGTCAAATTTAATATACTCTTCACCTTTTTTAATATTTAATTTAACCGCTTCAAGTTGATAAATATCCCTATCATTAAAATCATACTTCACAGTTAAGCAATCCTGAAAAACTTTAATACAATTATCTAAGTCCTGAAGCTTACTAGATAATCCAAATTCTAAAATAAGCTTGTAAGGCGGTCGTCCAATAAAAAAAATAGGTAGTTGCCTCATAACTTCTAATACATATTCTTTATGTACTTGGTTCTTAAATCTCTTACCTTGATAGCACGAATTTACGCTTAATGCTTTGATGTTTATCTTTTCCATTACTTGCCAAATTTAATGATATTTTTTAACTCATCAATTGTTTTGAATATTTTATACGGTTTATTAATTAAATAACCACAAAATACTTTCTCAATCGTAATATTATATTTTCTGTATAAGATTATATCAGGAGTATCCACTCGTTGAAATCCTAATCTTTCAAGTTCTTTTTTCATATCATTTTTATTAGTTCATCGTTAATTTTAATCTGTTCGGTTGTTTCTTTTTTAGCTATTAGCCAATGCAATTCTAAATCTGAACATCTACTTCGTGCAACCCTCCATTCTTTCTCAAGTGTTTTAAACGTGTTTAAGACTATGTTTAAATCATTGATAGTACTTTCTACTTCTTTTATCTTTAAGTCGCTTAAACCTTTTCTTTTCATGCTTATTTTGCGAAATAGTAGTTTATTTATTGTCATTGATAAATAAATTTCCGATTGTGTTAATCTTAAGTCGTCCATTAAAAATCGTTATTAGGTTTTAAATATTCACTTTTTTCTATCAAAGTATTTCTTTTTATTAAATCGTATCCACCAATTCTAAAACCTAAACCGCTATTAAAATCAAAAGGTAAAGGAAAATCCATAAGGGTAGGTTGCCCCCCTGTTCTATTCCTTTTGTTTTTACGTACGTGGATATGAGTAACGTTATTCATTGTTTCATGCTGTGTAAATCTGTGAACTATCCAAAAGTCATCAGCTCTATTTGCAAAAGCTTGACCCCCTTCAGCGTCTGCCATCTTTGGCGGTTTTTGATGTCCTTCTAGCGGGTGTCCTTTCGGAAATTGCCCCGTACTTCTTTGGCTTTCTGTTGATGGGTGCAAAGAAATATAAACCGTTTTCTTTGAACTGTTGCAAAATTCTCTCATCTCGTTTAAAAAATCGTAGTTATCAGAAAACCCATAACCCCGTTTTAATCCTGTGTAAGGGTCTATAAAAAAAGCATCTGAATTACTTTCTTTAAATATTTTCAAAAGGTCGCTAGGTGAATAAATTAATGAAGGGTCTATGAATGTAAACCAGTGTTCAATTTTTAAATTAAACTTTCTAATTTCATCATGAGTAAGATAGTAAAAGTTTTTGCCTGAATACATTTGAATTAAATTTATCATTGTTTCTCCTACTTCGTCCTCACCCATCCATAAAGTCCACTTAATATCATGTTGACTAGAAATAGCTAGTGCATACCATTGAAACCAATACGACTTACCAACGTTAGCACCTCCTAGAATCATGTTCATTTGTCCACGCTTAAAACGAATATAGTTATCAATATTATCACACCCCAACCCTAAACCGCTTTTAACTTTACCATCCTTTACGGCAAAAAGATAGTCTATTGAATTGTTTTTATTTAGAATCATTTTGTAGGGCTTTTTGTTTAATAGCTTCTGCAATTTGTAGTTCTGCTATTCGTGAGCTTTCAAGTTGAGCAGGTGAAAGGTTGTAAGGATTATCAATTCTATTCTGTTGTCTAGGTTTAAAATTGTTTTTATTCCATGTAGCTAACCTTTGAGATAATCCAAAACTTCTTTCTTTCTCAAACCTCATCTTTTTATCTTTCTCACCATGTTCAGTCCAATATAAATAAAAATCGTTTAGCATATCTTTTGAATACTTTTCTAAAAAAGGTTTTAATGATTCTGAAAAGTTTACTTTTCGGACACTAAGTATATCTTTTATTACATTTACATTTACATTAACATTAACATTATCATTTACAGTTGGATTTGTTGACGTTTGTTGAGCTTTGTTAACATTTGTTGACGTTTGTTGAATTTTGTTAATTCGTCTAGCCTCTGCGCTTGCTTTTCCTGCTGCACTTCGTCCTTCTTTTGTTCGTTCCCACTTAACTAAATCCCTTTTAAACTGCTGTTTTATAGGCTCAAATGCAATAGTTATTAATTGGTCTTCACAGATTGGATTTTCATCGTTAACATATGCGAAAATATGCTTTAAAAGTATACCAGCTTGTTCATTTGATAGTAAATTAATCAAAGTTCTTTGGTCTGAATAAAGTACAAATGATGTTTTATTTTCTGCCATATTTAAGTTTAATAAAAAAAGCCATTTAAAAAAGGACGCTCGACTATCCTTTGATAAATGACTTTATAGTAATGTTTTTAGAAGTGTCGAGCTTCGGTTACAAATATAGTAAATTTATTTCAATCTACAATCTTTTTATTTAACATTTAATCCACACATTTCTAAACATGAATTACATTTTCCTATAAATGCTTTTTTATTATATTTACTTATTAATTGTTTTGATTTCATAAATGACATTTTTTTTACGTTAATTATTTCATTTTTTACAAATTCATTATTTTTTGAAGGTCTAAAAACAGTATCAATAGTTAATTCATTTTTAAATAGTTTTCTTTGTATTTCTGACATTATTTTACCCGTTTTGTTATATTCATTAAAATCACAACTTACTATTCTTAAAACTGATTTACAATAAGGTTTTAGTCTATTATACTCATCTAAAGAATTTTTTATTAATTGTTCATTATCTAAAGCAGAAACACTTGTATTAATACAAATATTATATTTTGACAATTCAATTAACTGTTCATCTGTTAATTTTTTCCAATGCCTTGTAATAATTACTATTTGCTTTTTAGAACTAATATCAAATAATGATAATTGACTACTTTCTTTTATTTGTTTAATTATTTTAATAGTATGTTCCCAATTTTCCGAAGGGTCGCCAGCGCAACCAATACGAATAAAAGGCATATCAATTTTTTCTATTTGTCTTATTATACTTTGCTTATGTGCTTCATTTTCAAAATTACGCTCTATTGATTTACTAAAATCTATACCATACCTTTTAGCTGTTTTAAAAGCGTAACAGTCATTATAACAACCCTTATCATTTTCTAACAAACCGCTTTCACAACCTTTGATAGTATCTAAATCCCAAATACCCCTCTCATTTTTTGAAAGGGATATTATATCTTTATAGACTCTCATTATAATCTACCAACATTAGGAAATAAATCTTTTATTTTAGTTGTATCACCTTTATAAAATACATAAATACGCTGTTCACATTTTGGATATTTACGACTATTTAATGTTTTTTTCGCTGTAGCTCTTCTTGTAAATTCACTTTCTAAATAAATAATTTTATTATAAATATGTAGACCCTGTTCTTTAAAGAATAATTCATGTTCAGCATCACTACCATAATAACCCCCCTCTTTATTTCTACTATCTCCTGTCATTACAACAAAAAATGTATTATCATTCATTACTGAAATAGCTCGTTTATACCCTTCAAAAAGCATATCTCTAAACTGTTCATAAGTAGATAATGAATTCAATTCACCTTCAGGAGATTTACCATTATAATCTAAATATGTTTCAACTTTATAATAAGGTGGGCAAGAAAATATTAAATCATAATTTTGTTTAGGCGTAAATTTAGCAGTATCAGACTTTAACCATTTCACATTAACAAATTCTTGACATAAAGCATTATTTGCATCACATTGATTTTGTCTAATTTCAGAGGATAAATATTCATATCCACAACCTCCAGCGACAAAACCCATTTGAACACCGCCTCCAAAAGGATTATAAACTCTAACACCATCTGTAGGCATAAACATTCTAACTATTATTTCACACGCTGTAGGGTCTAAAACTGAAGCATTACCGTTTAAATCTTTTGTAGCATCTGTTATAATTTCACCATCAACAACTTTTTGTTTAGATAAAACAATGTTAGACATTCCTGCTTTTCCTTGCCAACATCCTTCACGACTTGCAAATTTAGGATTTGGTATATTATATTTTAAACCAGCATTTTCTAAATCAGTATTCCAAGCTCTTTTTACTTTTAGCCATTCACCACTTGTAGAGTTCCATAAATTAGTCATTGCCATATGACATAATCTTTTAACCCTTACTTGCTCTTCTTTTCCATAATAAATATATGAAAAATCACTTTTTTCTAAATTCACTTTAAAGCCTAATGCTAAAAAAACTTTTGGATTTTCTAAATCATGTTTTTTAGAAACAGTCATAACCATATGATAACCATAAATATTTTGGTCTATAATCTTTTGAACCATCATACTATAAATATTTTTATCCTTTTTTTCAGGATACATAGCAGACTGTAATAAACAAAACTCACCTACCTTATGATTAACTTCAAATGTAAAAAATCCAGCGAAATCATTGTCTAGTTTTAATATTATAGCTGAATGTTTTTGCATATTTTTTCTAGCAGCTCTATATGCTATTTTATCAATTAACGCAAGTTCTGCTACTTGTGTTTCATACCCTGAACCTATTACAGATTCTACATAGATTAGTTCAACAGACTGTTGAAACATTTCAATTTGTGTTCCTTTTAACTTCATAATTTTTGTGTTTTTAAATTGTTTCTGCAAATCTAATTATAATATTGAATATTACAAACTTTATAATCTTTTTATTCTTATTTATATTAATTCTAAATAGTGTTTTGCACAAATATACGGTAAATGATTGTGTTTGTAGTGTATTTGTGTTTCGGCACTAAGTGAATAATAGTGCCAAAATAGAATAAGGGGAGTTTTAGACAAAATAATTGCGTTTATTTTACTCCCCCTATTCAGTTGCTTAACCGAACAATACGCATTAAACAACTATAAAACTAAATATGTGTTCAATTATTGGCAACGTCCAACCATCTCCAAGCAATGATCCTGCTTTTGATTTAGATAAGATACTTGTATATCCATCTGGGAAACCTTGTAAGCGTTCCATCTCAATTTGGTTAACTGTTCTGACTATTCCATCTTTGTAGGAATAAAGGTTGTTATTGCTTTCCATTAAACAAGGGCTTTTACCTTTTGTAACTCGTCCTCTCTTTGTTACTGAGGTGGGAAAACTCAAATCTAAGCAATCATTTTCGGTTACTATATCATAACCTTTTAAAGTATTTGTTTTACATCTTAATTCGTTGTTTTCCATATAAACCATATTTATAAATTCTCTTTCTGCTCGTTTTTTAATACTTTCTTGACTTGTACAAACTCGGCTTTCACTTTCTAATAATGCTAATGCTTTTACTCTTTCAACGTGTCCATCTGTTATAATATCTTTAAACATGATACCTCTATCTTTTGGTTGAGGAATATCGGTTACAATATCAAACATTGTTTCCTTTGTTTTTATGTTGGACCAGTAGTAACGATCACGTAATTGTGCGGTTACTAAACTACTATTTATTCGGGCTGGATAAACTCCAAGCGCTCTTGACATTACCCCAACGTCCAACTTACTTGCACTTCCTACATTTTCTTGAAGGAATAATACATTTGGATTTAATAATTTGATATGTTCTAAAATTTCAACGAATACAAAAAACAAACTTGACTTTTTACCGTTTATTCCTGCACGTTTGCCGGCTGCTGATAAATCTTGGCAAGGGCTTCCACTTAATATTAAATCAATTTTACACCATTCAATATCCCATTCCTTCCATTTTGTAACATCTCCGACTTGAATAGTATCAGGAAAATGATGTTGTGTTAATTGTATTGCATACGGTTTAATCTCACTTGAATAGTATTTATTGACCTTTATTCCTATGTTTTCAAGTGCTTGTCGACCTGTATTCATTCCATTAAACAAACTTAATACAGTCATACCTCAAAGCTTTTATTAAAAAATTCCCTTAACTCCTTAGTATTTTGTATTTGCTCGTTTGCTACATCTGCTAAGTCCTCATCTGATTGCTTATAATACAGACTATTGCTGAACATTTCCAATTTTTTAAGCAAGTCCGTTGTAAAAAACTCTGGCAATACCTCGTTAAGTTCCTCAAAGTTTTCTAAAAATAGCGGTTGCATTGTCATTGTTTCAGCTATCAACTTATTATAGTGTAGTTGATTGTTGATCAACTTCAACTTTCGTTCCTGTGCTTTAAATTTCTTATTCATAGTTACCATTTATTAGCTTCTTCTATACACATATCACTTCCTACATAAGCTGTTACCCAATCACCAGGATATAGTATAAACTTTTTATTGTTACCTGTGCAACTATTTCTTATCACTACCGAGTAGTCATTCACATCGTC